ACTTGAACTCTTCATTTGCCATACTTACTCCTTCATGCGCGGGTCAGGCCGCGTGGGTCTTGCACAACAGCATCCACCTGATCGTCGTTGAGCAGGCGGAACTCTTTTCCGTAAATTTTGAAACGCGTACCGGAATACGTACGCACGAGCACAAAGTCACCCTCTTTACACCACGCACCGGTGGGGAATTTGGCCGTATCTTTGTACGCGTCAGGGCCTACTTTTAGGACGAACAGCACTGTCGTGGCATGCTCTTCGACCTTCATGTAGGGGTCTGCTTTGATGATGGACGAGTTTTCAAACCTGTCCGACACATCGGGAACCACACACAGAATCTTCCACCCAGTCGGGTCCGGCAGTGAACGGGCCTTTTGCTCGGCGGTAGCCGAGGTGTCCTGTTCTTCCTTCGGCTGAATGGGCTTGGGCAACGAAATGCCCGGGGGCAGGATCAGACCAACATCACTCATCAGATTTCTCCAGTTTTTCAGCAAGGTCGAGAAGATAACGCTCTGCGATGGCCAGACCTTGAATGACACCGCAAAGTTTTTGGTACTGCGAGAAATCGGAGCAGACGCCTCCTGCGAGGTCGTCTGCGTAGTTGTTCATGTCCTTGCGTATTTGGTCGCGCAATACGCGTGCGAATTCGTGGATCATGTGTTACTGGGGCCTTTCGACGGGGGTTTTTGCGCGGCTGCGCGGGTGGCAGCAGCGGCCTGCTGTCGGGATTTGGCGATGTCGATGCCCATGCGGACACCTTCACGTTGTTGGTCGGCCTCAAGCTTGGCCTTCTGCTGCTCAGACTGGGCCGTCGTGCGCATGGCTTCGAGCTGCGTGCGGCTCTCCAGCTCCCGCTCCTTGAGCTCAAGCTGGTCGGACTTGAACGTGGCGTCGGCGGCAAGCCGGGCCCCTTCGAGCTGTGCACGGCGCTCGGCCTCCTGCATCTTGAGCTGGAGCTCCTGCTGGGCGATCTGGGCCTTGAGCTGGACCTCCTGCATCTTGGCCTGAGCTTCCTGCTGCTTGATCTGGAGCTCCTGCATCTGCATCTGCACCAGCGGGTCCTGCATCTGCTGCTGGGCCGCTTGCTGCTGGGCCATCGCTTGGTTGCGCATCATGGTCTGCTGCGCAGCCTGCGCCATCATGGCCGACAGACCCTGCTCCACCTCGGGCGGGAGCTTCTGCTCCTCGGGCGGCAGGACCAGCCCCATCTGCTGCTCGATCTGGGCGCGGTAGGCAAAGCCTGCGTGCTCGGCAACGTGGGCCATGAGCGCTGCCTGAATCTTCTGTGCAGCCGGGTTCTGGCCGATGGCCTGCGCAATCATCGGGTCCTGCAACAGCGCCATGTGCACCTGCATGTGGGCCTGATGGTCTTGGTACAGGAATGCCTTGACGGGCTCTTCCTTGAGGATGCGCTGGTTCTCCGTCACCGGGTCCTGCGGCTTCATGTCCTCGGGCAGCGGCACCAGCTTGTCGGCGTTCTTGATGCCCAGCACCTCCAGCATGCCACGGTGCAACTGCGGCAGGTCGTAGATGTCGGGTGCCATCTGGGCCATCTGGATGACGGCTTGGTACTGCACCACGCGCTGGCTCAAGGTGGCCGCGTTGGGGTCCGAGACCGGGATCACGTCCACATGGTCGTAGTCCGACTTCTTGGCCCGTGGGCCCTCGTCACCGTCGGGCTCGTACGCGTAGTCCTCGTCGGTGTAGTCCCGGATGATGTCCTTGAGCAGCCCCAGCTCCTGCTTGAGCGCGTGGTGCACCCGGGCCTGCACAGCCGTCATCACCTTGAGCTGGCGCTCCAGCAGGGCCAGCGTGGAGCCGACGGGCGAGTTGGCCGACATGTCCGAGACCTGAATGTCTGCGGTGGCGGCGAACCTGCGGCCCTCGTCAATAATCTTGTCCATCAGCCCGGCCAGCACAGCCGAAGGCTCCTTGTACGGCAGCGGCAAGATGTTCTGCTGGATGGTGCCCGAGCCCACGTCCACATCGCGCCACTCGCCCGGGGCGATCGGCGTGTCGTCGCCCTTGATCCGCAGACCACGGGACTTCAGGCCACCGGGCAGGTTCGACAGAGTGCCAGCGTCGACGAGCTGGCGCAAGATTGCAGTCGAGGCCTTGGCGTACCCACCGATCAGGTGGAACAGCCCGAACCCGTACGCGCCAAAGCCCGGAATGTACTGATAATGTACAAAGTGTTGACGCTTGAGTTTAAGCCGATCGTCCTCATTCCAGTTGCGGCGGATGGCCAGCACGGTCTGACTGCCCCGGATGAGCGTGACCACGTACGGCAGCGCGATGCCGGTGGCGCGACCGTCGTCCTCATCCTCGTAGCCCGAGAGGTCGAGGTCCACATGGCACTCGTACAGGGTGTAGCGGTCGTCGTTGATGTCCGAGAAGCCGGTCTCTTTGTCCTTGGCCTTCTGGATGTCGTCGGTCTGGCGGGTGGGGTCGGGCAGGTCCACGTCGCGGTAGAAGCCCGCTTCTTGCAGCTTGATGATCTCGTTCTTGGTCTTGCGCATGACGTGGGTCAGGCGGTAGCAAGCGTCGAGGTCAGAGGTGCCGTAGGGCAGGATGATGTCTTCTGCCGGGATGAAGATGCTCACCTGACGGCCAAGGCTGGGGTCGTAGTAGACCTTTTTGAAGGCAGAGCCGGTGGCCGGGAGCGACCACAGCATGCGCTCGTGCTCGGGGCGGAACTCCTTCATCACCTCGGTGAGCTGGTAGTTCATGTCCTCCTCGACCCGGACAGCGGCCTCTTCCTTCTTGGGTGTTTGCTTGCCAACAATTTTTGTTTTGACCGGGCCAGCAGCGGGGAAGGTCTCGGTGATGGTCTCGCTCTGGAAGCGCACCACCGCCTCGGTAATCATCGGGTGGAACACGCCACACGCGCCGTCCCACGGCTCGGTACGCTCCTCGTACTGGAGGCCCAAGAGCTTGAGGCCGTCGGTGTAGGTCTTCTCCCACTCCTTGCGCGAGTTCTTGTCTTGGTCGATCGCAGACTCCAGCTCGCTGGCCATGCCCGCCATCTTGCCCTCGTCCATGGTCTCGGCAAGGTTGGCGCTGAAGTCCTCCTCACCGTCCGGGCGGATGCTGATCTCCGTGTCCCCGATGCCGATGTTCACTTCCTCGGGGTCGATGATCTCAATCTCGATCGGCTCGGCCTCTTCAGCCAGCCCGGCCAAGCCACTGGGTGCTTGGTACATGCTCTTGTCGATGTTCGTCGCCATGCTTGGTCCTTAATAGTACGCCGCCCGGCGAGGGCGGTAGAAGGGTTCGTCTTTCTCGTCTGATTCCAGAGCGATGAACCCCCCTTGGCGAAAGCGCAGCAGAGCCTGAGTGGTCGTGTCGACGTAGTCGTCGTTGTCGCCGTTCGGGAATGCCGCCACTTCCTCGATCACTTCACGCGCCCAGCGCGTGTCCGGTGCCCAGACTTTACCGGAGACGAACAGGTCGGCCACGGCGTTCAGGCGCACCATTTTGTCATTTCCCCGGCTGGGTGTAAATTCAGCGACGGGGATGCCCATCTGCCGCAGCTCTTGGATGAGCGGCGCGCCAGCGGCCTTTTTCTCCACCACGAACGCGTCGGGCTCCCAGTCCTTGTAGTGCTTGAGCGCTGTGGCCTTGAGGTCGGGGAACGTCATGCGGTCCTTGAACGCGTCGAGCAGGATGATCTGCGCCTGATCCTTCTCCTCCTCGTTGTAGAACACGCCCCACGTCGTACAAGCCGAGTAGTCGGCGCTGTTCTTGGCCTCGTACGCCGTGTCCCAGCTCTGGATCACGAACTCGCAGGGCGGCGGGTTCTCGGCCTCCCAAATCCGCCAGTGCTTGCGCGCCACCAGCGCGCTGGACTCAGCCGTGGGCTGCTGCATGTACTGCGCGTTCCAATACCGGGGGTCCAGCGCTGCCTTGGTGGCCTTGAGCTGCTCAAGCGGCCACTGCTCTGGCCACAGGCTCTTCTCGTTCTCGGTGCCCTCGTGCAGGATGGCTGGCAGCTCGACGATCTCCCATGGGATCGAGTCCGGGTTCTTGGTCTGGTAGTCGATCAGGCGTCCGGTGAGGTCAAGCTTGCCCCAGCGGGTCATGATAA